AACAAAAAAATAAAAAATATTATTTATAAAAAAATATTATTTATAAAAAAATAAACTTTTTAGAAAAAAGTTTTAACAAAAAAATAAAAAATTAATTTATAAAAAAATATTATTTTCTAGTGAAAATTTCTTTTTTTAAAATATTTATTATATTTATATAATGAGTCAATATATTGATACACAATTATTAGAATGTAATAGACTTCATTCAGAAGAAGCAAAATCTGGAAATAATTCTAATCCTGCTTTATTCACAAATAAATTAGGAAGTGGAATTAAATTAGATGTTGGTGATATGGTTTCTGTTCATGGTGCTTATATTTCAGAAGTGGGTGCAGCAGGAAATACCATTGAATTTAAGGGTGCTTCATTAGGTAAGATTAAAGAATTTACAATTAGTAATGTGTCAAATACTTTACCTTATGATGAAGATGATGAAGATAAAAGAATTAATGGATTCAAAAGAACAATTATTAGAGATGAAACAATTTCAAGAGAATTATTTGATAATAAAGCATCTATTAAAATTGGTTATTATTTGAATACAATGGGTCAAAATACACTTCAACTTCCACGTCGTATGGCAGGAAGACATAATGGGTTTGATAGCACCAATAATTTTGCACAAAATGATGAACCTGAAAATGGTTTACCTTTTAATAATAGAAGAATTATTGTAGATGCTGATTATAAAATGTATTATCTCAATACTAATATATATAAACAAAGAATTGATAATAAAAGATTTACTATTTTTGCTCGTGATACCTCTGTTTTTAAACCTGATGCTGATTTTACATATACAGATCCTGATGGTATTAAAGACGATGTTGAAAATATGTGGATGAGATATGGAGACCAAGACAAAGATCCTTATGCCACTATTCAAATACCAAGAAATCCTGCTTTTTGGAAATATAAACAATATTCACAAATTATTGATTTAGAAGTTAATTCAGGATTTAATTCAGCCGAAAATGTTGCAAATGAATTAACCAATCAATTAAATAGACCATTAAAAGAACATAAATTTTCACAAAGGATTTTTTTGGAGACATCACCAAGATATGAAAATATTATTACTACAATTGAAACTAATACCTATAAAGCATTTAATTCTGGTTCTACAAAAAATATGAACACAATCAATTCAACTAAATTTTATGATGGAAGTCTTGATGATCATATTTCACAGGGTTCTTATGATTATTTAAACTCATATCAATATGTTGGATATAAAAGACCTGAGATACAGACTGCTGGTCGTAATTTACCAGTTAGAATAGCTGAAAGACCATGGGAAGGAACTGAAATATTGACTACATTATTAAAATCAGGTTCTTTAACTGCTGAAATTGAAATTGATATTGATTATAATGCTTCTAATTGTGCTTTATTTGGTGATTTTTTTAAAGCTTGTTCATTATATCCTGAATTATATGATAATTTAGATCCTATAAATCATTTTCTCACTAATGGATATAATAAAGATAAAATAAATTTTGAAACTTCTAGATGGTTACATTTAAATTTAAATGAAACTTCTGTTTATAGGGGTTTATTTGATGGTAAATATTGGCTTGGTGGTGATAATTGTAATTTTAATGGTTCAGCTGTTGTTTTTGATGCTCCACCTGTATTTTTTGAATATGATTCTAATTCAAGTGACACATTCTATAAATTTCCATCAAGAACTAAATTAAGTTATGGTTGTATGGATAAAAATGCTAGTGGAAAAATTAAATTTTATACAGAAGGTGTTGGTGGTATACCTAATTTTTTTTATCAAGATGTTGGAAATCCTGCTGTATCACAAATTACTGGAAGTGAAGAAGATGCTAATGTTGGTCGTAGAATAGGTTTTGATTATAGTTTTCAGGCTTGGTCAACTATGGCAATTATTCCGTTTAATGGATATAATGAGCTGAGCATAAATGCAGGGTATGAAAATGGTTATCAACAAGTTGAGGATACTAATTATGGAGTTAAATCTGTGGCAGGTTTAGCATCTCAGGTATATATTGGTGCACAAGACCCTTTAATTTCATATAATGAAACATCTGATAGATTTGAAATAAGTAGACTTCATTCATTATTAAAACAACAACAATATAGGGCAGCAGGTTTAAGTGATGATTTTCCTGATTTGGGGCCTTCTGTTGCTGGTGCAGATGTTTATAAACTAAATCCTATAGATAATTATTTTGTTTTTTCAACTGATATTATACCTTATCAAGATAAAAAAGCACATAGTTCTAGTTCTTCATCTTTCAGGTATACACAATTAAATTTAAATTTAGAACCTTGGTTGGTATATGATAGTTATTCAGGTATATTTATTGATGATTTTGGTTTTGATGGTGATGAAGGTTTATGGTCTGTTCTTGGATTTACACAAGAACAATTTAATCATCCTGATACTCCTGAAAATAGAATTGGAACTAATCGTTTTGATAATAATTCAATTAAATTTCTTAATCAGGTTACTACAAATGCTGAAGTAAGAAGTAAAGATTTTTCAACATATATTCAGAATATTTATGGTGCTACAATGTTTACACAACAGATAGTTATTCCACAAGCAATTACTGAAAATGATACAAATCACCCTGCTGAAAATTATTTTTCACCGATTACTGTTACTCAAAATAGTGTTAAAATAGTTGCTGGTAATTTACCAAGAAGAATGTTAAGACCTTATTATTTATTGAAAACTAATTTAGTTGATAAAAATAGTTTTATTGGAAGTCGTGATAGTGGTCAAAATTTTAATGTGGCAGCAATTATTGATAAACAATATAGTGGAGGAGATTTTTTCTTTTTTAATAGTAATGTTATTAATTTTACAATCACAAAACCTATCACATTAACAAGTATTCAAAATAGTATTCATGATCCTGATGGTTCTTTTGCTAATGTTAATAATGATAGTAGTGTTATTTATAAAATACAAAAGACAAAGAATTTAGCAGATTTAGATATTTTAAATCAAATTTTACAAAATAGAAATCAAAAATAAACTTTTTAGAAAAAAGTTTTAATAAAAAAATATATTATATTATATTATAAATGAGTGTTTGGACTGATCATGTTAAAAAAACATATGATGCTGGACGTAAGAAAGATTCAAAATATTCTTATAAACAGGCTATGAGTGATGCTAAAAATACATATAAAAAAGGAGGTAGTGAAAAAAATGAAAAAATAAAAAAAAAAGAAGAAAAATAAATATTTTTTTTTATTATATGAATTTAACTTCAATTATTTGTAATTTTGTTGATAATAATGATAATATTTTAGATAAACAAGAATATATATATCAATTGATAAATGAATTAGAATTTATATATGATTTATATAATGATTCTTTTACTGATTCAGAATCTGAAATATTTTCAGATGACGAAATTGAAGAATTGAATGTTACATTTCATAATTATGATTCAGATTAAAAAAACCAACCACGATTATTATCTTCTTTTGGTGGTTCTTCAAATTCTATGTAAGAAATATCTTTTTCACTTACAACTTTTTTTATTGTTTTTACTTCTTGTTGTAATGAATTAATTCTTTGATTAATATTTTGAAGTGTTAAATTTATTTCTTTTAATAATTCATAATTTGAAAAAGCTATATTTTTTTTATCCATTATAATTACTTTTTAGAAAAAATTTAAATCAAAAATTATTAATTAATAATATAAATAATGTCTTTAGATTTAAAAACTCCACGTGAAATACCCGATGATATTGAAGAATGGTCTGAAGAAATAGAAGATTTACTTTCTGAATGGGGTGAAGTAGCATTATGTTATCAATATTTACATTCTTTTAGTCAAAGAAAATATAAAAAAAAATATCATCATTTTCAAATTCCAATAATTATATTAAGTACCTTAACGGGAACAGCTAATTTTGCAACGGAGTCGTATGTTCCAAATGATTTTAAACAAGGGTTTTCTGCAGGTGTAGGATCATTAAATTTATTATGTGGTATATTAGGAACATTATTATCATTTTTACGATACAGTGAAGTTTATGAAGGTCATCGTATTTCGGCTTTAGCTTGGTCAAAATTAAGTAGAAATATTGAAATTGAATTATCATTAGATAATAAAAAAAGAAAACCTTGTAGAGATTTTTTAAAAGTGATGAGAAGTGAATATGATAATTTAATGGAAAGTTCACCTACAATTGATTTAGATGTAATTCAAATGTTTAATAAAAAATTTGAAAATAAATATCAGACAATACGTAAACCAGTTATAGTAAATGGTTTAAGAGAAATAAAACCTTATAAAAAAGAAGAAAAAATAAATATAATTACACAAAAAGAAGATAATGATATTATTGATGACAATCCTTAATATATTGATGTAATTTTTCATTTTCATTAACTAATTGTCTTATTTGAAATGCTTGTTTTGAATTAATTTGAACTTGTATTTCACCAAATGTCTTTAATTGCTTGATTTGTTCTTTAAGATTTTTTATTTCATATTCCATTTGAATAAATACATCTTCATAATCAAATTTATCTATAAAATCATGTTTTGGCATATATTATATAAATATAAAATCTTTATATATATATTATATAAAAAAAAATGATTTATTTTAATTTAAATCTTTTTTTATAATCACGAATTGAACCTTGTAATGTTGGTTTATTCCATAATATCCAACGTGATAATGCACCTGCCGTCATTGGATCATTCCAATTTTCTCTTTTACGATGTCTATCTAAATAACGTTCTTTTCTTTGTTTATCTTTATGAATAGTAAAATCACTCATTCCAGCTGAACCAAAATGTGTTGTTTTTATTTTTTTACCATTATCATCATAAAATATTGCCATTAATTTTTTTGTTTTTTGAGTTGATGGTTTAATTTCAACTTTCATATATTATTTACTTAGGAAATTTTACATTATATTTTTTTGTTATTTCTTTATCAATCTTACGAGCTGGACCACCAAGAATATAAGAATAAACTCTAGCATAAGCCCATGATTGTGGTGTTTGATTAGGTCTTGAACCTGCTGAATAATATGCTCCTTCACCTTTTTTAAACACTTCATCAATTGCTTTAAAAGGAATACCAGTTATTTTTGCAATATTCTTTTTACTTCTACCACCTTTCATTTTATCAAGTTCTTCACCATATTTATCGTTAAATTTTTTAGTCCATGAACTTTCTTTTGATTTAAAAGATGTCTGTGGTCGAAATGTTCCTTCAAAGATTGATTTTATTTGTTTACGTCTATCATAACCTTTTAATCCTTCAACATATGTTTTAGGAACATTTTTAGTCTTTCCTTGATATGTTATTTTAACTTTATCAGACATTATATAAACTTTTTTAGAAAAAAGTTTTAATAAAAAAGAAAATAAATTACATTAAAAAAATATATAATAATTTATAAAAATGAATTATTATGATAAAAATAAAGAAAAAATTAAAAAACAACAATTAGAATATTATCATAAATATAAAAATAATCCTAATAAAAGTCATTTTTTACAAAATAGATTAAAATTACAAAGAGATAAATATAAAGAAAAATATCCTAATTGTAAAAATTATAATAAACATATTAAAGATATTAAATTAAATTATGATTCATTCATTATTAGTTTCAAATAATTCAGGATATTTATTAATTGCTTTTTTTCTTTTATTATCATTTTTTAATAATTCTCTTTTTTCTTTATTTGAATCAGATTCTAAAAAAAAATTAATTGTTCCATTTTTTTTATGATATCTATAATTTCTTTGTGCTAATATTAATTCTTTATTTTCTTCATAATATTTCTTTTTTAATTCTTTATTATTTTCATAATGTTTTCTTGAAACACTTCTTTTATTTTCGATATATTTTAATGCTTTTTCTTTTTTTATTGGATCATCACTATTTATATTTTCATGATGAATATTATGCATTTTCATTTGATATTTTAATAAAGATTGTTTACGACTAATGTAAGAATTAATTGCTCTTTTTATTTGATCATCTGTTAATTGTACTTCCATCTTTCTATATAATATATATATATATTTTTTTATATAAAATTTATAAAAATTAAATTTTTAAAAAATTGATTTAAAAATATTTTCTATTATATATATATATAACATGGAGGAAAAAATGGGATCTGACGTAAACAAAAAAATATTTGATAAATATATGGAAAGTACAAATATTGAATCAATATTTAATAATTTGAATTCATTATATGGAAAAAATTTATATAGAAAGATTATATGTAGTTATGAAAATGGTAAAAAAAAATATCTTAGTGGTGAAAAAAATAATTTATCATTAGATGATATTCAACAAAATAAAGGTTCAGGAAATACATTATCATTATATGTAAAATATATTCCTAAATTGTATGTTATTGATTTTGATACAAAAGATTTAGATGGTTGTGAATTAAAAGATTTTCTAGATAAAAGAAAAACTTTATTTACTGAAACTCAAAAAGGTTTTCATTATTATGTTTTTATTAATGATATGATTGAATATAGTAATCAACAAAAAATATATAAAAATGATAATTATGAAATAGATTTAATAAAAAAAAATAATATTTGGGAAAAATCTGATAGAATTGCATATGGTAATATTTCCAATATTAACACTTTTGATTGGAATGATATTAATCATTTTTTTGATATTAATAAAATGAATTCTGTTAAAAAAGATAAAATAAAAAAAATAAAAAAAGAAAATATTAAAGAATCTCCACCTATTTCACCTTTAAGTTCTGATGAAGAAAATATTACTGAAAAGAAGATGACTGATATTGATTTTGAAAATGTAAAAATGGCTTTATTAAAATTAGATAAAAAACGTGCTACAAATTATGATTTATGGTTAAATGTTGGTATTGCATTATTTAATAATGGTGATAATATGAATAATAAAACAATGAGATTATGGGAAGAATTTAGTAAACAATGTAATGAAAAATATGATGAAATGGCATGTTGTAATAAATGGTATACTTTTAAACCTCGTGTAAATGGTTTAACAATTGCTTCAATATTTCATTGGTTAAAAGAAGATAATCCTGAAGAACATAATATAATTATGGGAGTTGTTGATAAAAAAGATCCTTTAAGATTTAAAAAAATGTTTTTCAAAAATCTTAAATGGAGTGCTGAAGATAAAGAATGGAAAGGTGAGCCTAATAATGATGGTGTAACTGAATTAATGAATCAAGAAGTAATGAGAACTAAAAAGAATGAATATATACAAGTAGTTGATGAAAATACACATTATTTGATGAACAAAAAAGATATTATTGATGAATATGCTATGTATTCATTTCCTCATCCTCAACGTATGGGGTCAGTTAATCCTTTTAGTGTTTTCTTAAACAATATTAACAGGAGAAATATTATTGGTTTAAAATTTGATCCTACAATGAAAGAAGATGATAATTATTTTAATATTTATAAAGGTTTTCAATATAAGGTAACTGATGATAATGATTATACAAAAATTGAAGATTATTTATTTCATATTAAAGATGTTTGGGCTAATGGAAATGATGAAACATATAATTATATATTAAATTGGTTTGCTCATATTTATCAAAAACCCGAAAAGAAAACATTGGTGGCTATTGTTATACCTTCTAAAACACAAGGTAATGGTAAAAATTTAGCATTAAAGCCTCATAGTGAAATAATGAAAGATTTATATTATTCAACAGCACAAATAGATGAAATAGTTGGTAATTTTAATCCATCTGCTGAAGGTCGTTTATTAATTAATTTAAATGAATGTACTTGGGCAGGAAGAAAATCACAAAGTGGGATATTAAAAGCTTTAGTTACAGAAGATAAAATGACCATTAATAATAAAAATGTTAAACCATATATGATTGAAAATTATTCTAATGTTATTGTAACATCTAATGATGAACACCCTATTGAAATAGAACAGAAAGACAGAAGATATTTTGTATTAAATATTAAAGAAGAAAAATTATCTGATGAAAGAACAAAAGCTATTTTAAAAACAGATAATCAAGTATTATTCAATTATTTCATGAATCGTGATATCAGTAATTTTGATCCTACAAAATTTACTAAAACAGGAAAAGAAAGAGAAATGAAAGAATTCACATTTGATACTGATTTTACATATTGGAAATATTGTTTAGAAAATAATTATATTGAAAATTGTAATAATGGTTTTAGTTTTGATGAACTTGCAAATGATTTCGAAAATAAAATATTAAAAACTTTTATTATTGATTCTTATAATAAAATGAATTATGGATATAAAATAAAGATGTCTGATAATCTATTTTGGAAAAACACTAAGAAAATATTCCCTAATCTTAAATTAATAAATGCTAATAAAACACATAAGCCTCGTTGTCAGTTTTATGATATTGAAGAAATGAAAAATGATTTTAATCAATATTTTGATGGTGAATATTTTGGAAGTGGGTAAGTGGGTAAGTGGGTAGTGGGCAACAAAATAACTCTTTTTATTTTATATATCTTTTTATTTTAAATATTAATTTGATATTTAACCCACTTAACCCACTTACCCCACTTACTTATATATCAGTTATATTATTATATTATATTATAATAATAATATAACTATAATAAGTAATAAATAATATAATAAATAATCTCTCTTAATGGGTCAGTCATAAAAGGGGGTAAGTGGGTAGGTAAGTGGGTTGCCGAATAACCCACTTACCCCACTTACCTCATTTCAAATATATTATTTATAAAAAATATTATTAATATATTATTTATAAAAAATATTATTAATAAATAAATTATAATAAAAATAATTTAATAAAATTTATTAAATTATATAAAAAAAAAAATATTATATTTATTTGTATAGTAGTTAATCATTTTAATTATATAAATTTTGTCATTCCCCCATATTTCCCATTTTTATATATATATAACTACTATACAATATATATCAATGATATATATTACTTCATTTCAAATATATCTTTTTTTTTTAATTTCTTTTTATTATTTTCAGGAATTTTAAATTGTTGTTCTCCATTTGGTTTACTATTATCAACAGGTTTCATTTGTTTAGTAGTTTTAGTAATTTTAGATTTTGATTTAGATTGATAAGTCATTATATAAACTTTTTAGAAAAAAGTTTTAACAAAAAAATAAAAAATAAACTTTTTAGAAAAAGTTTAATCAAAAAGAATTATTTAAGCAGTCTTTCCAAATACATTTCTTTCTGTCTTAATACATTTACCATCTACAAGGTCGTAAAACCAACCTTCAGGATCAAGAATAGAGCAACCAAGCACTTCATCTTTATATAAATGACTTAAGAAATATTCATTTTTCATTACTTCATCAATATATTTAGGATCAAAACTATAATCACTAACTTCTCCATCTTCAAAAACAGTTAAAAATTTTTCATATTCTTCCAAACCTACTAGTATTTCCACTGGTTCATCATCACTTGAATCATATTCAATAGACATTTAATATATAAATATAAAATATAAAAATTTTATCATTTTTTTTTATAATTATAAATTATAAAATGTCATTAGTAATTTGTTCTAATCAATATCAAGAAAATGAAAGAACGAGTAATAACAACCAAGCATATTCTTTCAAGAATAATCTCGGAACACAAATGAAAATTCCTCCAAACAGTGAGGTAGCAGTTCAATCTGTTAAAATCAACAAAGATGGAAGTATAACTATAAAACCAACTGATATATTTTACATTTATCAAGGTGATTTAATTCCTGCAACTCTTGGTAATATAGATTTA